TAATCGAAGGTTCTGCCACATTCAATGACCCCCCCCCATCCGTCAATACCACGGGGAAACTAGTACCCCAATATAACGGTTGGTCTGGTACCCCCGCAACCTATAAGGTGCTACAAGATAGTGGAGGGAATGTTACCTTAAAAATATTAACGCAGGGTACTGGATACGAAGTCTATGATAAGTGTGATATTATGGGAGATAGTAGTGAAGATAGTAGTGAAGATAAATTGGGAACATATACGGTTAGTACAATAAATAAAATAGGAATAGTAGGAACATATAAGGTATCGGTCACAAATACGGAAGACAGTGGATTAAATTATATAACGGGTTTCTATCCAACCGTAAATATTAATAGTGATGGATCAGGTCTAACGGTGCATGTAACTAAAATATATAAGAATGGATCTATTTCTGCCGCCAACTATGTTAACAAGGGGTACAGTTACAGGTCTAATGATAAAGTGAGTATCACAACTAACAACTTTGAAATAGAAGAACGTGCAATATTAGTCCTAGACAACGTCAGTGCAGCACACAACGGACAAATCTTGAACGATTCCTCCTCTAACAAGGTAGAGGCTATTGATCTTCCTGCTTTAGTGACAAAAATGTGTATATGGAAAGGCGGATCTTCTTGTGAGTGGCCGCATTATCCCGAATTATCTGGTGGATTTTATGATATGTCACGTACTTGTATATCAGGCAGTTGGATGACTTCAGATAATAAATATATGCAATCTTAAGCCTCCTATATATGAGTTTAAAACGACGCCTCCATATCAAATATATCCTCCGTCTTCTCTTTATTCGCCAACGCATACTCCCCCACACGCTTCTCAAAGAAATTCGTCTTTCCCTCCACGCTAATCAATTCCATCCAATCAAACGGACATGCTACATCAAATATCTTCTCTCCTCCTAACTGCACTAGCAGTCTATCCGCCACAAATTCTATATATTGACTCATTAATACACTATTCATACCAATCAACCTACACGGCAGCGCCGATATAATAAACTCCTTCTCTATTTCCACCGCCTCACGTATCATCTCGGTTAATTTATCTTTACGCATCTTCTTTTTCAACTTCGAATATAATAGCACCGCGAACTCCGTGTGCAACGCCTCGTCACGACTAATTAACTCATTTGAAAAACATAATCCAGGCATTAACCCCCGCTTCTTTAACCAGAAAATAGAGCAAAAGGCACCCGAAAAGAAGATACCTTCTACACACGCAAAAGCAACAAGACGCGTAGCAAAAGAAGACCGCTTATCATTGATCCACTTAATTGACCAATCCGCCTTCTTTTTAATACACGGGAAATGGTTTAATGCCTGGAATAATTGTAGTTTTTCTTGTGGTTTTTTTACATACGTATCTATCAATAGACTATATACCTCCGAATGTATATTCTCCATTGCAATTTGGAACCCATAAAAGGCACGAGCCTCTGATAATTGTATTTCTGACATGAAACGCATGCCAAGATTCTCAACTACAATACCATCGGAAGCAGCAAAAAAAGCCAATATAACTTTTATAAAATGCTGCTCTTCAGAGGTAAGTGTTTTCCATGAAGATAAATCTTTAGAGAGATCTATCTCTTCTGCCCTCCAAAAACAATCTACCGATTTTTTATACATCGACCAGATTGCTTTGTCCTCAATGGGAAACATTACATACCGATTCTCATTTTCAGCCAGAAGGGGTTCCAAACACGTCTTTGACATACTAATTAGTATAAACCGATATTTTTATATTTATTGAACATACTATTTTTCTAAAAATTGAAATGAATAGTATAATACTATTCATACTATACACACCATGTTTCGTCCTATTACTTCACAAATGTCCAAAGCCATCAAGCATTTTCCTAAAATGTCTTCTAACTGTTGGCATGACCCGAATATGTCCAATGTTCCATTGATATCATGGTCCCAAACACCATATAACCCGCATAAGCTTACAACCCCTATATCATCATCCGATACAATCCTTTCTCCTCCTCCTCCTTCATCCCCTCGTATACCTATCAATCCCTCAACAAATAAATCACGTATAGAATCTTACGATCAATGGTTTGAACGCAGGTTAAACGATAAAACGGATGATATGTTTTTATTATAAATATATCTTCTATATATATATAAGAGAATGTCTATCCAAAAATACCAGCAATTATGTATAGATTTTAATACGAACGAATATTTAGCAGATGTACTTGATGAATACAAAATACATTTTAAACATCGGTTAAAAGAAGATGAAGCCTTAATTGTCGCCTTTAATAATGTTTTTTCTCATTTAAACAAACTAGAACCAATATTAATAGAACATAAATCACATATAAATAAGGAATTAAAGTCCGTACAAGCCCAATTAGAGCGGTTAACTAAAGAAGTAAAGGATATTCATCAAATAATATAATAATCTAAACTAATAGTATAATGGCTTCTCTCCGAAAATACAAACGGCGCTCTATGCGTTATACCAAAGGTAGCAAAGCTCGTAAATCTTATCGTAAACGCGCGCACTCCATGAATCGTCGTCGCAGCAAACGACGACGTACAAGACGGCGCAAATCCCGTAAAATGAGAGGCGGTGGATGGGATCAATTCCAAAACAACACCCCTCGTTCTTCTGGATACTCTCTAGGCGGCGTATTAGATCCGGGTCTCTCTGCTTTAGCCAATCCGACTCCTTTCTTTGCATACAAGAAATGCTCTTAGAGTTTTAACACGCATTTACCACCAAACTGTTTTGCGCATCCCTTTTTTTTACTCTTTATCACCTCGCCATCCTTTACTATCTGATATCCTTGCTTCTTATAATACGTGACCCTCTTAGCCGCCTGTCGTTGAAACACTGTATGCACATCTACCACATCGATTACTAATGGTTGACTATGTTTCGCCCTCAAAATTCTACCAATGGATTGTTCTACATCCGTTTTAGGAGTGGCCATAATCAATGTAGTAAGCGTCTTAATATCTAAAGCCTCTGCTGCCATGGAATAAGTAGCAATTATTATTTTTTTACCCTCACTCTCCTTTAATGCTTCCTTTTTCATTCCGCCAACATAATATCCCACGCTACCCAGTCCTCTAAATTCTATCCCTTTATATAAATAGGTAAGTAGCATCTTATAATGTCCCAGAATCATAATGTGTTGATTGGGGTTCTTTTCCAGTGTTTCTTTAACTAACTGTATGATAAACTCGCTCCGGAAACTAAAGGTACACAATTTTGACATCATTGGTGCATACGCAGTATTACCTTTATAATCGTAAATAACGTTATTAAATTCGGGGTCTGCTGTATGAAAGGTTCGAATGTCTACCATGACCGATTCATTCTTTTCGGCTTTTTCTTTATAAATTACTGGACCTAGAAACATTTTAAATACATTAGATAGACCATCTTTGCGGTTCATAGTTGCGCTAAGCCCCAAGGTATATTTTGTTACCACTGTAAATAGCGAGCGGACAAATACTTCGGCCGCAATATGATGAACTTCATCTACAATCAGTAGACCAAACTCATCAAATAGAGATTCGGGATATTCTTTCATGGAGAGGGATTGTAGCATACCAATAACAATATCTTTATCTTCAATGTCAATAATTTGGCCCTGAATTCGTCCGACCCGTGCATTAGGTAGGAATTGTTGAATTCTCTCGACCCATTGATCTAAAAGAAAGCCTTTATGAACAATGATAAGCGTTTTTACCTTTAAGAGGGAGAGAATCTTTAACGCCATTACGGTTTTACCCCGCCCACACGGAATTTCTAACAATCCTCCATCATTTCCTTGGATAATATTATTCATATAAGCAGAAATAATATTATCTTGATATTCCCTCAAATCACCATGGAACGTGAGATCTATAGCAACAGGATTTGCTATGCGTGACTCCTCGGGAGCACCAAAATGCTCCATACCAAAATACCTAGGCATATATAATTTTTGATGTGATTCGCGATAAATGGGAAAGGATACTGTTTTTATTTGAATGCCTTTAGGAACAATCGGTGAGGCTTTTAATGTATCTCTGATAAAATGTTGATCTTCTAATGTAATATCTGATTTATAAATAGAATATCCTTTTTTTCCTAAATAGGCCATATTATTATTTATTAAATTGTTTTAATATCAATTTTAAGGAAAAGAAAAATATTATGATAAAATATAAGATGAACGTTAAAATATTAAAACAACATGAAATGGTTCTAGGCGGTTTGTTTGTCTTTTTTATCCTATTTGATATTCCTATTCCGAAGCTATTGGCTGAAGGCATTAATTCTCTCTTAGGAAATGTTATAGTACTTATATGCGGTCTATATTTATTTGTCCACGTGCACCCTGCAGTGGGTATCTTAGGACTATACACCGCATACGAATTAATACATCGGTCAAATCCAGGTCTCTCTCCAATACCAAATAATGCCCGGTTAGAAACCCGCAAGGATTTTGATAAGTTGGCCGTAAACCAGTTTCCAGTTACATTAGAAGAAGAAGTCGTTAAACAACGCGTCCCCGAAGTCAATACTAGCACTCATACTAGCGGAGCATCTTATAAACCAGTATTAGATGATTCTCATCAATCCTCTTTTATTTAGCGCAATACTTTTGACAAGGCAAATATGATAAGTATTCCACTTATCGCTCCAACAATAATATGTTCTGTTGGAATGCCTAATTTAATGCCGGTTAATTGGTCTAAATCAGGTAATGCATGTTCAGTTGGTACGGCTATTTCTTTACCTGAATGGTCGGTAGGTTGACATTCGATATATATTTCGTCACTAGAAATCCCATCAGTTGCTCCCGTTTTATTATAGTATACGGTCGGACAATTCGTAGTACATATTGTTATATTATGTGGGGTTAATATATTTCGGAGGGCAGATATGGTGGTGGAGGATACAATGATAGGTTCGGTGTATACAATATAATCGCATTCCTCGCAATTATCAAAAAATAGAGATGAACTATATGAAAAAAAAGGAACACGAACTTTTATAGAATCGGCTAAATTGTATTCTAACCCATCCAGGCGAGTATTCTCATTTTTCAATAGAATTTTGTCTAAACTATGCACACTTAATACCGTAGAAAGAGAGGTATTGGATGAACCTAATCCATTTATAGGAATACATACAACCATCATTTTACCATTACCTTTATGTACGACGATTAATTCTGCGTCGTGGGTTGTACCATTATATGTATGTACGGAGGGTGAAAAGACGTAAGGGTTAATATGGTCGTCTACTTTCCTATTATTATAAATTACCTTATCGGAGTTATTACTATTGTAATCTCCTAAACTAAGATACGTACCTTTATTGCTTAATACAACCTGAGAAGGGCTATATTTAAACTGGTAGGTGCATTTAAGGTCGCAATGGCTTTTGGTGTGTGAGCTATTAATATCAATTGGGGCTCTATTGTGTTTACACGCCATTTCTATATAAATAAAAAATATATTTTATTTATATGGAACTACAGAATAAAATAGATAAAAATAAAGAAATAATTTATCAACTTGCTGTAGATATTAAAAACAATGTCGGTCAACCTGATATAGAACTGGATGAAATTATAACTATCCTTTTAATTATCATCTTAATGAATTTCCCAACCATTAAAACTCCTAAAGATATGAATACTATGTTAATCCGAATATTTAATAAAGATAAAAAGCAAAATGATGTGTTTAAAATCCCCAATTTACCTTATAATGTTATGGTTGAACCTCCCGTAATGAGTTTAGAAAACTATTTTCGTCTCATGAAAGAACAATTAGAAAATATCCACGGTCCAAAGATTATAGCGATTGATTCCGAGGCATTTCTGTCTGATTTATCTCAATAGATATATATATGGAACTTACGCCATCCGCTCCACTACTAGCCCACTATTCAGAATATTCCCTCCCTGCTAGCATATCCTCTCCGGTTCTCCCTATAGCCACACCCATTGCCGACTCCAATCTCGATCAAATGCCATCGCTAAATATACCACCCCTTCATACCTGTAACTCTTGTAACTCCTCTTTTAATAGAAAAGAAAAAGATAAAGGTTCGTCCGCATATTTTAGGTGCTTATCATGTCAACAAAAAATGTTACAAATGTCTATTATACAGAACTGCATAATACATTAACGATTTTTTTTTTCCAAATTATTATACTTGTTTTTAAATTGTGTAAAACTATAGATAATTGGATTTAATGAGATATTTATATTAGGAGGATATTCCTCATAATAACTTTTTAATAATACTATACCTGGCAATATACTATTTATAAACTGTATATTCTTATCTATCATGTCTATTATACTGATATATTTAACGTGTGTTTTGGGTACTATCTTTTCATACTTTTGTATCTTATCTAATAGAGCAATATATCCTAGTTTCATTTCTTTACTCATATATTCTTGGATTATATAACGACTCTGCCCAAACATAGGACGAGTTATCGGTCGCAACCATTCAGGCTTATCATCAATATATATCTTATAATCCCATATACATAACTGATCCCCTTTTGTCATGTACCGTAACTCTATAAACTTATTTTTATAAAAAGTATACTCTAATAATAATTCCGTTAAATCTATCTCTATAATGGAACTATTCAAAATTACCGAATGCATCATTATAGTAAAAAATTGAAAACTATTTTCTAATATTATTTAGAGATAACAATGACCAGCCCTATCACATCCTCTATCACATCCTCTATCACATCCTCTCCTATCGATATCCCAAGGTCAGTTCAGGCAGAACTACCGGTTGATGCAGTGGAGGATTTTGCCGGGCGCGCACCGACAGTAACAACCACCAGCGCGTTGAATCAGTTAGGCTCGGGTCAAGACTTTGTCACACACGGCACGATAGAGGATGAGTTTGATTATTTGGTTGTGGCAGATGGGCATGGTAGAGGTAAAATTACAGAACTTCTCTCTAGTCCATCCTTTGATTGGGAGAGTATCGTCATGAATGAGTCAGGTGAAACCATCTTATCGGCTATTAATAAAGAGATTGAGTTAAAGGTTGAGGACACCTATAGGGATGGTTCTACTATTACTATTGCTAAAATATACCCCACGGAAATAAAGGTGTATAGTATGGGAGACTCTCAAGCGCAGATTAAAATTAATGATGTATATTATAAAACAAAGAATGATAATATAGCATCGGTTGCAACCGAAATTAAAGAAGGGGAAATTGAGGTTGCAAATCCTCACTGGTCACAGCATATTTTAAACGACACGGATATTACGGTTACGGAAGGAAGGTACTTTATATTAACGAATGGTGAAAAATTAGCAATGATACGTGCATTGGGACACGAGCTTAGCACGGTTCAAAAAATGAATGAATTATCCTTGCCTATTGCGCTAGACGATGATGTTCGTATTTTGGTGGCATCCGATGGATTATGGGATGTGGTCTATGAACCTGAGTTGCTTAGCAAGTTTCCGGAGTATAATGCGAAGGATTTTGTTAAACTGGCATCTGATAGATGGGAACAGGAGTGGAATTATATTGTTCCATCTATATTTACTGACGCTAGTGGTAATGCATTTCCTATTGAAAAAATGAAAGTAGATAGCGCGGATGATGTGGGAGTGGTGGTGTATAACCGGGTTAACCAATCGTCATAAAGGCTATATAATCTAGTCAGTAGTTTTAATCATATTTTTTATAGATAAGGAATATACCGAATATTATTGTTCTCATATACGGTGGCTTTAAATGCATCATTATATCCTTCTACATACACGGTATCTCCATTATAGATATTATCACATCCGTATTCATTCGTGCAACTTTTACCTCTGTTAGATACGGGTAGTTTAACACTATTATTAGTGTCGCTCATTGTATAAAACTGCCATTTATCGCGGTTAGCAATAAGAGATCTCCCCATCAGTGGCAATATCATTTCTTTACCGTTTAGCCTCGTAAGAATGCCTATTTGCTTATACGATGTATTTTCACCTTGTGTGGCTACATTAACGGGAATTCCTAAAGCATCTTGCTGTAGATATTGATTTGGTCGCACTGGCGGCATAAACGGATTTAATAATACAGAATCTTGATGGCGGGAGCGTTGATGCTCATGTCGGACAGGTTGTTGTGATGGAGGTTCCTGACTGCGTGAATTATAATTCATGGAGGGGGTGATAACCTTAGAGAGAACCGAATTATAAAAATATAGAAAAAAGGCAAGTAGTAAAATAACAAACAAACAAATATTTACATTATCTATACAAATTACTCCCGGAGGACAGTTTTTTACCATATACATTAATAGAAGGTTAAAATTATGTTCCTAAATAGCGAACCTACCGCTATAGGCTGTTATACCTGTATCCTTGCTACCGTCAGGCATAGCACGCAACGCATTATATGCTATCATCATATGCTGAATATGAGACTCATCGAATCGTTTAAAGATGGAATCATGCCATTTAGCCCCTTTTATGTTTCATCCAATTTAGATAAATCGTTTAATTCGGCTCTCGTCGGTACAAAGATCCTCAAGATACTATATTCTATACCCATTGTGACTTTGGAGTTTCTCTTAATATCCGTATCATCCATTGCCTTCACAATATATTCGGTTATACTATTTATTAACGAGATTGTGTTAGCGGTATCGTCCGGCTTATCCCATCCCTTCCAATAGATTAATATTCTAAAAGGTGGATACAATAATAATTAAAAATATTATTCCTAAAGTAATATTTTGTTAAGGTGTAATATATTATAGCAGTTTATCTAAATCCGGGACATCGTTAGTAATTTTATTCAGACTTTTTAAAGGATGATGTCACTGTTCCAGCCATGTCCATCATTTTTTTCATCGCATCGGTATCAATATTAGCCAGAATGTTTTGGGCTTGGTCCATCATAGGCATCATTTTGGTCATTGTATTGCGTAGATTTTGTTGGTTTTTGGCTAAATCTTCTGTTCGCTTCGTCATTTCATGAATTCCTAAATCATCTACGTCTTCTGGTAAATTTTTATAAAAATCTTTCTTGGTCTTTTCATCGTCCTTGATCCATTTGGGGTGTAGGGTGGTCATGGTGTCCAGTGGTACACATTCCGTGTTGTTCCATTTACACCCAGTTGAAGGTATGCATGCTGTTTGGGCCAGATTTGTACAATTCGAAGGCATTCCCTCCTCATCATGCTTATTATCCACCCCTTCCCTCACATTCTGTCGCATCATAGTAAATACCGCAGTAAATACAATAGGAACTAATAGTATAATTATCATATTTTTACTAAAGGATTGGGTTAAAAAGCCTACTAGAGCAAATATAATTACGGCTTCGTAATTATGATGGCTCATGTATCCTAATATATTCGTTAATGCTACAAATAATACACCATACAACACATAGGTATTTTTTAACATATTTTTAAAAATCGGGGTTCCCTTCATATGAATATAGAGAAGAAAAAAATATGATAAAGGCTAAACATTAAATAACATATATATGTTATCGGAAGATGAACTGGAACCAAACGAATATATAATCGGCGTAGCAACCTTATGGAATAAACATATATACGGAGATACAGAGAGAAATAATACTATTCTAGAAACTAGCTGGTTTTTATATGATGCATTAACGCTAGACGAATTGTATGAGACCGAATTTGATTGGTTAGCGTATTATACCACCATTATGATTGAATACGTAGCATTATTTAATTGCCATTTATACTCTGTGTTAAGAAATTATAGCACCATCATCTCTAACCCTCAATTAGATATTCTAAAAATAGAATATTTAAATAGTCATCATATTATAGTTACAAAAAAAACCATATGGTTAAAAATAATACAGAGACGATGGAAAAAACGATATAAAAAACGTATGCACATGAAAAATATTCATACCATATTACGCCGTCAATTAATAGGTAAATGACCTACGAGAAAGTTTTCTCAGTCGTTTTAACAGTTTATCCTTTTGTTTTCTACTTCGTAATTTCCGCGTTTTTTGGGCGCGTTTCTGTTTGCGATTGCGGGATAATCTTTTCTTATAGACATAGCCACCTTTCATTATAATAACTACTCAGATTTTATTTTTTCTATAGGCATCCATTTCTTAAACTTGGTATTGTACGTGCATTTCATCACTACTTGTTTACTCGTATCTACATATTTATCCTCATCTATAATTTCGAATTCATCATCGCTTTCTTGTAATGTATCTAAATTCCTATTCTCTCTAATATTTCTAAAAAGAGAGTTTAAATATACGCTAGTCTTATATGATTGCACAAGAGCAGTGTCATGATATGTCAAGTTATTATCTTCCATACGAAACAAATAATATATATCACTCTGAATATCTGCCTTTACTATAAATTGACAATAGCTTGTTTTATTATATTTCATAATAACACTGTGCTTATTATTAAATTTACTTAGTCCTATACCATACACCTTATATGGTATCTTTTTCGCGATTAAATCATTGTAGTTATCTGATAACATCGGCATACAAATTATTTTATGACCCTTGTTATACGATAGTTGTTTTATTTGACGGAATACTTTTAGTAAAATATCCAGTTTTTCCCGATTACTTTTATAAGATATATTATCATGTTTATAATAATATATATTTTCAGTTACAAAAAATTTATTAGAAACCATCGTCCCGTGTAAAATCGTACCATATAACTGCTCGTCAAAACATACTATTTCCTTTCTAGTATTGGTTATTTTACGATTATTGACTTCCAAAAATAAACAGACATAATCTCCCTTTTCATAGGTAAACCATACATAATATTTCGGTCCATGCGGTATAGCATAATAATAATCGGATAAGATATGCGTATTAGTCATGTGATATTGCACTTTTATCGGTGGAAAGGATTTCATATATATGCTCGTTTTATATATTTAAGTGTTATTCACCATGAAATCCTTTAAGGACTCTTCCATATTTTGTTCCTCATAAACAGGTAAATTAACTATACTAGTTGTATCGGATGACACCTGTTGCACGGATTGAGTAGGCATAGGTATTAATGGAGGGACAGAAGGACCCTGCGGGACTATTTGCGGGGATACCTGGACCAGCGGAATCGTTTCCGTTTCCGTTTGGGATTGCTCT